TAGTAACAGGATTTAAACCGTATCTTTGCCCTAAAGCATCATTATAATAATTTTGCCAATACAAATCAGCTACATTATAGTCATTTAAAAAAGCACCACTTAATTTTCTTGGATTATTTGCGTTCCAAGCCTCTGTTGTTTGTGATGTTAGCTCTGTGTTATTATCATTACTGTCTTGTACTATACTACCGTCTCCAGCTTGTGTTGGTGTAGAATAAGGTCTTAATGTTAATTCATTAGCCGGATATATCGTGTGTTGCACACCCATTTGATCTGTCCATGAAAATCTAGTGTAGTTAACATAATCCTGAGGCATAGTTATAGTTAAACTTAAAGGAACAGTTAATTCTTGTGATCTTATACTTTTTAAAGTATCATAACTAAATTCTTGTAAACCACGTTTAGCATGAAATATAACATCAGTTCTTTTAATGCTAGGTATTAATTTACCAGCACCAACATATGCAATTAAAAAATTATCGATAACATCATCTAATCTAGTATAAGAATAACTACCATTGTTATCCCATAAAGTATTTTCATTTAATTGTATTTTAACATATATGCTAGGTGGTAACGAAGCTTTTATTGTAACTACGTTGTTAAGCTCAGAATACGGTTGAACTAATCTAAATGTTAACACGTCTAAGTTAGAAACAGCTACAGCTAAATTGTTTACACATGTGAATGTTTGATTACCTGCCGCGATGCTAGCAATAACACCTATAAATGCTCCACTAGCAGAAAGTATTGTCATACCAACTAGAACGCTTGTGTTAGCTACTGCAATAGTTATGTTTTTTTGTGTGATTGCTGATGCTGTATTACTTGTGCCTGTTGTTGTAGATATAGCAGATGAAGGTAGTAACTCTGTCCAAGTGTTAGCATCTGGACTTGTGAATATTTTAAAATTGTTTAAGTTAAAACCATTAGAAGCATTATCAGAGCTACTAAAAGTTAGATTAGTATCAAAAGTACTAGTAAAAGTTTGACCAACATAATCACTAGGTATATTAGTAGCTGTTTGAGCTTTCGCTTGAAACTGCTGTGCACCAGCGTAATATTGTCTGTTTGTTTCGGTTATTAAACCTCCATTAGGTATTGACATAGTCTAGCTTTTTTGATTTATTTCTTGTTGTTGAACTTGAGAAGCTGCAACCTGTATTATTTCTGGATCTCTAATTACTACACCAGCATATAATAATATTTTTAATATTAATTCAGTTTGTTCAGAACTATGTAATTCAAAATTCATAGAGCTACTAGCTTGAAAAGTATATTGAGTTGTTATACTTGTGTCCATGCCCCAAACTGGTGGTATAGGTTTTCTTAAATAGTTTACTGAAATACCAAAATCAATAGATTCAGGATAGACATTTATATAATTATTTTTATAAGTGTATATAGGATATTTAGTTGTAGGTTTAGTTAGATTAGAACTGAGTAAATGATAGAGTTCACTAGAACCAACTCTCTCTAACTCTTGTATTGGTAGTGTTCCTCCAGCACTATATATAACGGTGCCAAGTCTATAAAACTGTTTACTATATAGATTTATTACAACTGTAGTACCCGCTTGAGGTGCTGTACCGTTTAATATTAAATTACCACCACTTACAGTGTATTGATCTGGAGAATACTGTATTTCGTCTACAAAAACATTACTAATAGCATTTTTTGCAGCAAAACTAATTGAGTCTCCTATTAAAGGATATGTAAGTTGATTAGTTATTGACGTCCACGATTGTGTTGTCGAAGAGTTTCCAGAGTATTGGAAAGGTATTTGATGACCACTAGCTGTATATGTAGCAGTATCTATTTCTTTGAATATAGATAATTTTTCATCTACATTTATTTGTCTATCAGAATAATCTAAATCTATTTGTGGCACACGTAATTGCTGATTCATATCTTCAGCATATTTTTCAAATATTTCTAATTGAACTTGTCCACCTATTTTATTAAACTCAACAGGTGTCATATAACCCCTTTGTTCTTTATTTAGTATTAATAAAACGGTTTGATATACAGTATTTACGTTTATTGCCATTTTAATATTTTAGTTAATAGTGATTAGGGCCACCAAAGTGACCCTTCACTATAATTATAGTTACATATTATTGTAACTTTTTATTGATTGTTTTAAAAACTTCTACGCCTTCATCAGTTTTAAACCAAGCAGCTAATGCTGAATATGGTTGTTCATCAAAAGGTATAGTCATTAATTTCCTATCATTAGATCCCCAATGGAATGTTCTTTGGTCTTGAGATAACTTAACGATACCTTGCTCTACAGCTTTAATACCTACGTTTCTTAATCCAACATTTTCATCATTAGCAATAGCTAAGAATCCAGCAGGATTTTTCTTTGCCATTAAAAGTAAATCTCTTTTTATTTCTTTAGAGCTCATTGTACTAACGGCAGATCCTTTTTCAACTCTTAAAACAGACTCAGCTTCATCAATCTCCATTTGCTTAGCAGCAAGTAAAGCATCTATTTCAAAGTTTATTTCATCTATTTCATCTGTTGCTATTACTTCAGGTTTAAACTCTGCATAAACGTGACCTTTTCTTGGATGGTATAATGATAATAATTTTTGTAAGTTTTGTTTTTGTTTAGGTACAAACAACATTCCTTCTTCAAAAATAACATGACCTAATGTAACCTCTCCTTTTTGCTCATCAACAAACGGTGAGTTCATATTAGTTGCATATCTTAATTCTCTTTGTTCTCCACTTTTTTCATCAAAATGTAATAATGGATAACGTCTTGAATGTCTTGTTCCTAATGTATATGTTAAAGGTGATACTTGATTTGTTAAAAAATAAGTTCTATCCTTGATCTCCCATTCAGGGGTTGAAATTTGTTTTGTCTTTGACATGATATAATATAATATAATTAATAAAAAAAATAAAGAGTATCTCCGCCCGAAGACGGAGATAAACTTTAAAGTAATTCTAGCTTTGGAATAACACGAAGTTATTAGCAGCTTGAGTAACTAAACATCTCTCTGATAACCAGTTTACGATCATCGAGTCAATTTCAGAAGTGTAAGCACCACCAGCAGTACCAGTGATCCAGTTTTTGTATCTTCTGTCATCTCCTTGAGAAGCTCTATATCTTACGTGTAAGAATGGTCTTCTAATGTTTGTACCTAAAATTTGGTCATAAACTGTAGAAGTTCCCGCAGGAATTAATACACCATCGATATTGTTTACAGCTACTGCACCTCTTGTTGAAGCGTCATTTAAGTATTTCCAGCTTGTTTTGTAGAAGTCATAAGAACCTCTTCTGAAACCAGAGAAACCTAAATTTAAAGCCATATCCTCAGAATTTTCAAATAAACCGTAAGCAGTTCCTCCAGATTGTCCTGCAGAAATTTGGCTTAGCATGTCATCAAACTCTAAGTCTGTATCTCTATTTAAGAATAACATGTTTTCTTCAATAGCACCTTGTGTGTCAAGGTTTTTAAGTATTTGATCGAAATCAGAAATACCTGTAGCACCTTGGAATCCACTCATAATATTACCTCTATTAGTAATAGCTTGGAAAAGACCTTCAGTACCATGAGCATTAATAGTAGCTGAGAATCCAGGTACGTTAGCAGCTTGAGCAGTGAAACCACTAGCAGCAGCAGCTAATTCTCCTTCAACCATTGCCATTTCTAAGTAATCGTCAAAACGTAATCTTGTTTCAGACTCAGACTTTAAATACCATAAGTATCCTGATGTTCCGTCTTCTGTAGCAACTTCTACCCATCCAATCTGTGCCATATCAGAACCATTAATTTCAAATCTATCTTTGATTATGATTGGTTGATTAGAGTATTGAGTAAATTGTGGCTGTACTGAAAAGTTTCCACTTCCAGTTCCTTTAGCAAATAAAGAACCGTAAACGAATATCTTTAATCCAGCAGCACCTGCAGCAGCAGCAATACCTAAAGTATCCCAGTTAGCAGTTGTAAATGGATAAGCAGTAACGTTTGTTAAAGCACCATTTGCAGCTACAGCACCTACAATACCTTTTAATGTAACGCCAGTAGTTGGGTTCATTACAACGATAGTATCGTTAGGAGCAATTGCATTTTTAATAGAAGTTGCACCAACAGCAGCATTAGTAGGTACACTGAAAACGAAAGTTCCAGCACCAGGTCCTGTTAATGTACATCCTGTATAAGAGATGTGTAATCTATTTTGTTCTGACCAGATAACTTGATCAGACGTCATTGGCATTTCAGCGCCAACCATTTTTAAGAAACCACCTAAAGTTCTGTTTCCATATCTTTCTACTTCAGCTTCATAAACTTCTGGTAGATACTGTTGTGCAAAATCGTTTGCACCTGCAGCAGCAGTATTAAACGCTAGGTAGTTGTTAGCTAGCGGTAGTTGCGTTTGAGAAGGTACGATACTTCCAAACACTGGAGCAATTTGTCCCATAATTAATAATTTTTAGTTTTAGTTAAATTTTCTTGCTTTAATTTTTAATTTTGAAGAGTCAAGACCACTTATACTTTTAACTTTAAATCCACCAACAAATACATCGCTCGGAGCACTTTCTCTAGCTTCGTTAGTAATGTTGTTTGATTTTGCAGCGACATTTCTTATAGCATCGGCTTTACCTTGCTCATAAAAATGTTGTGCAATAGTATCTGCATTTTGTGCGGCATACATAGCTTTATGATAACCTTTTACATCAGTTACATCACCTTTATCGTTTAAGAACTTCTTAACTATATTACTGATGTTTGATTGATTATCTGCAACTTCACTAGGGTTTTTAACACCGTATCTAAATTTTTTGTCTCCTACGCTAAAATCAAAACCTTTGAATTCTTTGGTAAAATAATCTTTAGTGGTGTTTTTAAACACTTCATGTTGTTGCTCTGCTACATTTTGCTCTTCGTTGTAGCGATTGAAAAAATCCATAGCTTTCTTTTGTTCTTGAGTTACTCCGGGTCTCAACTTGATTTCGTCGTAATATTGACTCTTTAAACCATCTAAATGCTTACGGGCTTTTGCAACCTCTTCTTTATATGCAAGTTTCTTCTTCCGAATATCTCTTGCTTCATCTAACTCTTCATCAAATTGAAAATTGTCTTCTAATAGAAAACTAATTTCCTCTGAATCTAAGTGAGATTTAGTCTGTTTGTAATACTCTCTAAGTAAAGTATCACTATCTACATTAGAGTAGTCAGCATTTAATCTAACATAATCTTCTAATGTTCCACCTGTTTCTTTCATAAAGTCTACGACTTTTTCGATGTTTTCAGGTAAGTTAATATCTTGTTTAACAGTTTGTGGTTCCTCCGCTGTAGTTTCAGCTTGTGGTTCCATTTTTTCACCTATTGAAATAACCTCTTCTTCTTCAGGTTTTTCATCAATTATTTCTTCAATAACTGGTTTTACTTCTTCGGTGGGCCGTATTTCTTCAACCACTTCTTTGCTGTCGACACTGTTTTTTGACTCTTCGACAACAACATTGCTATCATTTGTCTCTTGTGTTTGAATGGCATCTTGTTCTTCTGTTTTAGGTTTTGATAAATCTATTTTTATAGGTTCATCATTGTTTGATAGATTTTTAGGTTTAAGAATTTTAGCTTTTACCTTAAGCTTTCCAGCTTTTTCTTTTGTTTCTGACATAATAAAATAATATAAAAATTAATAAAAGTTATACAGGTTGTTGCTGCATATCTGTGTTTTCAGGTGGAATACCTGATGATTCAAAATTAGTAGGTGGAAGATCATTTTGTCTCTGACTAATTAATTTTGATTGTTGTGTAGCTTGCATTTCAGTTCGTTTGTCTTTACGATCTTCTATTTGAGCTTCTTTTTTTGTGTTTGTGTCTACATCCATTTGTTTAAGTTTCATGTTATACTCAAATTCTTGAGCCATTAATTGTAACTTAAGTTGATTCTCTGTTTGCATTCTTTGTATTTCAAACTGAGATTTGGATTGTTCTATTTGTGTTTCTGTTGATGCTAAAGCTTCAGCTTTTTGAACATCATTCATAGCCGCTTGCTCTGATGCTTTAGAGTTTGAATCTGCTTGAGCTTGTATGTTAGCCATTTGAGCTTGTTGATCAGCTTCTTGCTTTTTAACTCTTTTGTATTTTAAAACTTGATTAGCTAAAGTTAAGTTTCTTATTTCTCTAATATCAATAGCATCTTCAAGGTATATTTGATTTTGCTGTAAAGCCATTTGTATATTTTGTTCTAACATAGCTTTTTCCTCTTCTTCAGGTTCTAACTCCATGTAAATTCCAAAATCATATAAATGTAAATCATCTATTTCATGTAAAGTAGCAACATTAAATTTACCTATACTAGCTTTAAGTGCATTATTAGTTAAATCAAAATCTAACATATCAGCAATTCTAAGTGATATATTTTCACAAGTTTTAAGTGTTAAATATAAACTACTGTTTAAAATATGTTTAGTTGCTATATTAGAAGCATTGGCAGCCATTTTTTGCAAACCGACCAACGCGTTTTTGTCTGGTAAACTGCCATCCCTTGCTTCGTTCAATCCTGTTACGTCTCTTATCATTTGTAAATAATACTGATAAGTGTTGATCAACGATTGTATTTTTCCGTTAGCACTAGATGTTTGTAATTCTTGTATAGGTACTTTACCTCTGTTAGGATCACCGTCTTGTGTTAAACTTCTACCAACTATACTACCAGTTTGGAAATACATATTTAATGCTTCCTGCGGATTATAATTAGTACCATTACCTAAATCAACCTCTGCTAAACCGTCAACATCTACAAAGACACCATCTGGAACCATTCTAGCGATCACCTGTTGTAACTTAAGTGATGTAAGTTGTATCATATCAGCAAAACCTGTTATACGTCCTACAAGTGA